TCTTAGTGGGTAACATGACAAAGTTACATAGATTTATTTATTTAAATCTTAGTTTCCACCCTTTTCCATTTTACTATATAGGCATTTCATATCTTTTTCTGTAAGAGCTTTTGCTAAAAGTTTAGCAACTGTACGGTTACATGAATAGATTTGTTGTATAGTGTCGAGCTTTTGGTCCTTATCTGCTTTTGGCCATTTACTAAATCTTTTTCTTTTTCTCAAAACAGAACGATAATAATCAAACTGAGCAGCTGGGAAAAGATGATGACACCGATTCATTTCATTTGCGTGTAGTATCGTATCTTCAAAATTAGTAAACCCACGATTTACAATGTATGGGTTATATTGCTTTTCAATTAGTTCTGGATATTCGCTATCATGTATGAGATCTTCTTTTGAAAAAGAAGCAGCATTCATAAAATCAAATGGGCTCAGATCCTTCATTATGAATATCCTCGATATTTTTTAAGATGTCATCAAGTTGCATGGCGCAATTACTACACATTTTTACTTTATGTTTTCCTTCTAAAGTATTCATAGTAACCGTATAAGTATCGAGTTCACCTTTGAGTTTCTTTGAACAATTAAAACATTTAAGATTTAAAATCATTATTTGTACTCCGATTCAATCATTACTTCAGTCAAAAACGCAACCATGTTAATTTCAGGATCAGCAACAAAACTTGATTTGTACATATAATCTGCAAGCGTAACACAAAAACCGGGTAAGGTTCTAAACTCTATTTTATCTGTAGCAGCGTCATAGATACGACGAAACATTTCATTCATATCTTGATCAGAGTTTTTAGCAACCCATTTTCTCATGTTGGTAAAGTCTTTACCTTTGAGATGATTAAAAAGTTCATCGATAGATTCTTCTCGTAAATTGATAAAGATACCTTCATCGATTGTACCGGTTGCTGAGTACGATTGTAACTCAGTCAATACTCTACGAAAATCAGGAAAATGTTTTTCAATTACTTTAGCAACAACTTTTTTATCGAAATCAACACTTTCGTTTTGAAGAATGAGATTGACTCGCTTAAAGAATTGCATTGCAAGTTGAGGTCTATCTGTTTGTTCAATCGTAAAATCAACCTCAGATAAACGAGAACGAAGAGGCTCAATGATTCTATTCTTAAAGTTGCACGTAAAAATAAATCCACAATTAGAAGAGTATTCTTCGATAAAGTTACGTAGAGCCGGTTGTACGTTTGCAGCATTCAAATAATCTGCTTCATCAAAGATTACATATTTTCTTCCGCCTGTTAAAGATACTGCAGAAGCAAACGTAGAAATATCATATCTGATTGAATCAATATTAACGTTAAGAGAGCCGTTTTTGACTATGTAATCACAACCAAGTTCTTCTAGCATTGCTTTTGCAATCGTAGTTTTACCTACACCTGGACCACCGGTTAAAAGAAGGTTTGGAACACTGTCATCAGCAACAAACTTTTTGAACATTGCTTTTGTTTTTTCGGGAAGGATCGTATCATCAATTTTTTGTGGTCGGTATTTCTCGACCCACAGAACTTCGTTGGATTTAACATCCACCATAATATATTCACCTTAATCATAATATAAAAAAAAGGGGACTATGAGTCCCCTCTGCAGAGATAGAATTATTGTACAACCCTACCTGCAAGTTCACCTTCAAGTGGTGATTCAACATCAACTGGAGTTGCAGCAGCGTCTGCTTGTGCTTGCTGGCCCATCCCTTCAGGCATATTCTGCTGAAGAAAAGTTTCCAATTTGTTACGGAGCATACCTACTCCTGCCATTTCGTTACCTTGGATACCACCACGACGCGATACAACATCAATGATTTGTACAATTGATGCGATATCGTTCAGAGTAACGCTTACCGGTTCGGCCTGTTGTTGGCCCATTTCCATTTCACTCATAATTAACTTCCTTTTGTGTAAGTCGACTTAGAATCAATAGCTACAAAGTAGCTAGCTTGTTCGCCTCGAAATTCTGAAATACCCTTTGAGCATAAGGCAACTCTATAATCTTGAGGCAAGAGCTTGAGATTATCAGTTTTAATAATAATCTTAAACTCATCAGCAGTCTCACCAATTTCGATACCGTAATCATCGGCACCTTCTTGCTCAGATGAGATTGCTTTGAGATAACATTTACCGTCGGTACCAACGAATGCTATCTCACTAAACTGAAGGACTCCAGCTGCTTTTACTACAGATTGAAGATCATCCCACTTGACATCAACAACAACATCTTCTTCAGGGATATGAATATCCTTTTGAGGAGGCACATGAATCATTGAAATGTCAGCGTAAACATATTTCGTCTTACGCTTTCCCTCAGATATAGTAAAGTATTTATCATGAAATTCCACGTCTGGATTAGAATATAAAGATAAAATCGATAAAAATCTTGAAAGATCATAAATGCAAGCTTCAGAGGGAATTTCATCTCCAATTTTAGCTGTAGCAATTAATGTCTTTTCGGGGGTAATAGTTTTAAGTGTGTTACCCGGCTGGAGTTGTATCGACCGATTGATTGTCGAAAAACTCTTAAGCACAGTAAGAGTTGAATCACTGAATTTCATAATATAAGTTTCTCCTGTCATAATCAAGTGCTATTCTACCATAGTGTAGGCAAAATGTCAACTGTTTTTTGGTTTAACTACTAAAATTTTAAGTATGTAGCTACTGTTGTGATGCCAATTATAATTTTGTTACCTTTTTTCTATATTCCAGGCAGTTCCAGACGAACTATTATCAACCCGTACCTTATATTTACTACCGACTTCTTTTTGTATCAATCGGCTATAAAGACGCTCTCGACCAGATAGTTTTTTATTAGAGCCTTTAGGCTTTGCTGCCATTAGATTCATATATTTTGGCTTTTCAAGCTTGATAAAATCTCTTACTATCTTCATCACAGTTGCAATGATACGCAGAGCATCACCTTCACCTGTGACTTCAAGAGATCCATTTCGCTTGAATTCTATCTCCCAGTCAAGATGATCATAGTCATCCATATGTTCCTTGCCTGTAAATAAAACATCAATCTCTGAACCATCATCAGTTTCAAAATAAGATCTATACGCTTTGTCTGCAGTAGGATTACTCCACTTTTTTATTGCAGAATAAGGATAGGGCTTATTTAATACTTCATTAATAAATGTTTTGAACATTTTCATTGGGTAAGTGTCTAAAGTCATTTTCTAAATATTTATAAATTACTAGTCATGACTTTTTACGATTTCTTTTCTTTTGGTTTCTTAAAGTGGATGGTAAGGGACTTGCTTTTATCCCAGTTAAATCGTCTTTTTGTTGATAATAACTTTTCATAGATTGTTTTGAAGCAGTCGCAGACGTATTAGGTAATGAACTAACGGCTGGAAGATTACCTTTAAACACATACGAACCCATGTGGTTAAGATTAATCCAAGGACACATCCACAAATTAAGACCAATTGCTCTTGCTTTATGACTAAAGAAATAGTCTTCTGAAAGATATCTTTTTGATTCCGGATCAATGCCACAATCAAAGAAAGCGGTTATTTCTCTTGTTCCATCAAAGTTTTCTGTTCTTGCATGATCTGGTTTATACGATAATTCTGGATATTCATCTCTGTATTTTTCAAGAGCATATCTAGGTATGAGCATAAACCCAGTTGCAGCTTCTGCTACTTCAATAGGATCTGTTACAGCAAATTTTTGTTGCTCACCATTTTGAATAGGATTAAACGTAAAATCACCAATGTATTGATCAAGATCGAAAGGAGAGTTTTCCGCCCTTCCATTGCGCACAGCCGTCACTACTTTTTCCCAAGCAATCGTTTTCTTTGGATAAGCGCCACTTACAATATCATATTTTTCTGGATTAGAAATCTGAATAGCTAACATTGTAAGAACATCTTTTGGATTAAAAGATACGTCTGCGTCAATAAACAATAAATGAGTGCAATCAGATCTCATAAATTCGTCTACACAATAGTTTCTTGCACGTTGTATTAAGCTCTCATTAAATAAAAAGTAATGTTTAATTTTAATTCCGTTTGTCGCACACATCATTGATAATTCTGTAACAGCTTTTGTATAAGTTCCCGTACATTGCCCACCATACATTGGAGTGGCAAGAAAAAGACTATAAGGTTGAAGCTGGTCTATAGTAATTTTAGTATTTTCTTCTGTCATTATTCATCCTCTAAATCAAATTCTACGCGATGTAATTTTTGTAATCGCAACACATCAATTAAAATATCCCAAGAACTATCGTGAGCTTTAAAACTTTCTTGCCACTCATCAATTATAAATCCATTCTTTTTAGGGAAATTAAGTTTAGCATCAATCCATGTACGCGTATCACGAACGAGATAATACTTAAGGTACTCTTCCATGTGAGACTTTTTATTTTCTGCAGCGAAGAGCCGAGTTAATATAACGGGATCAAACGTATTTGATCGAGTCCACCAATGACCAATTTGGCCGGCGTCAATTAAGAAATCATGAAACTCTTGGACGAATTCTTTAACTGACAAGTCAGTCTTCTTGGGAACAATGTTTTTCTTTACTTCTTTAGGTTGAGATTCCCAAAAATCAAGTACACTTTGTTCTATTTTAAATCCATAGTTTTTTACTTGATCGCTAACAGACAATTTAAATTTTCGAGTCATACTAATATCTTTGCAAGAGTAAGGATTTGTTTCAAATCTATCCCAATCAAACACCATTGCAGAAACGTCAACGACTGCGCAATTACTAGGGTCTGAGCCCATTGTTTCAAAATCAAATATTAAATGTTTCATATAAACGCCTCAAGAGTTGACTTTTTTTCAATGTATTCAGATTTTTGACCTTTATTATACTGTAAAACATAGTCGGTGTCAACTAGTGGAAGCTCATTGTTCAAATATTTTTTAACTTCCGACGCCATGTCTGCGGCAGTCTGCACAGGTACATTTTGACAGATATGATTCGCGCTCTTCTTCGGATTCAATAATTCAAAGTCTTCAGGCAAACCCATGATCGTCATTGCTTCTCGATAATTGATATAACGATCTTCTTCTGGATGAGTTAACATTGTAGGATAGTGGCCAACGAAAGCCCCGATGTAATCCTTAGGAATAATTGTACCTCTTCTCATAATATTACCACCGGCCTTAAGCTTTTCAACTCGATATTTACATTTCTCAACTTCTTTATCGTAGCCTTGAGATGCCATCCATTCACCAACTTGAGTATAATCATAACCCATACGTTCTATATATGAAAAAATATCGGCGTTCCTCACCTTTTGAGGTTCAACAATTTGAGCAAAGTCTTTATGCTCCATGCCTCCATGAATGTGCTCAAGTGCAAACTTATAATAGAGATCATCTTTTGATGGAGTCTTTGGATTAATAACATCTGTTTGAAAGTTATTACCTTTCACACTCATAAGTACGTCTTCAATCTTTTTGTGAGGTTTATTGAACCAACTCAATAAAGGTACCTTATCATCTCGCCAAAAGAAATAGAATGATCTCTCTCGAATTTGTGGTCCACCGTGAAGAAGAGTTTTTGTACGATATACGCTCATTGTATATCCATTTTCTTTTCCAATTTGCTTCAACTGATTTCGTACCGTTTCACCAATCTTACCTGCAAATCCTGGTGCATTCTCACCCCAGAATACTTTTGGTTTAATTTGTTCTAATACGTATGATGCTGTCTTAGGCATCCATTGATTGTTTGGATTATCATCACCAAACCCGTGAGATAATTGAGATAGTCCAGCACACGGACATACAGAAGATACTACATCAACACTCTCTGTAGGTCTCTCTCCTTTATCTAGAACGTAGTATGGAACACCACCGTAATAGTTACGGGCATGAGCATCATTCCCTTCAAACGCCTCGTATGACATCATATAGGTAGGTGCTTCGCCAAAAGCGATTTCAGAACCTATTGTTTCACCTCCAATAAGTGGTACAATGGATGCGTGTTTAATCATAGGTTTTCCTTAATGCTTGTCATCAAATCTTCAAAGGTATTTGAAGCATCTTGATGTTGCTTATAAAATTCAAATGCTGCTTCTCGATATGCGTTTCGATAACCATCATCATTGAGTTGTTTAATGTGATCAAGTACACCGGCTCGACTTTCAACATCATTACCTATCCAAAGCGTACCGTTGTTTTTACAATGGATAAGTGGATCGCCGGTTACTCTATGTATGCATACTTCACCATATTCTTTTCGAAACACTGGAACAGCGCCAGCTGCAACAATTTCTTGATGGGTATATTCAATTGATCGTTCAATATATTTTGGCTTGAGTACACTGAGCTGATAACCAAATCCAACCTTCGACATTCTTTCCATTAGCTCGTCTTGGATGAATGTACTAAAGACAGATGCTTTTTCTCCATATCTTTCTGTAATGTTAACATCATTAGGATGGTTTTTCATTTCATCAAAAAATTCACCGCATTCTTTAAACGATAACCAAGCCGGCGACTTTTCAATTCCTTCGAATGTAGTAGCATACCCTGCGCCTTGAAGCCAGTTGGTATGCCAATCAAACATAAGTTGATAACCTTTCCAGCTTGTAGTACGACCAATCCACTTATGATGTAATCGATCTTGTTCTTTACAATCTTTCCAATACTTTTCTCGATGTTCGTCAAAGTCAATGCCGGGTTGAAAGGCTAAGATTTTTTTATCAGAGCTTTCACCAAAAAATGAAGAAAGACCAGTATCACCAACGTATTCTTTTACATACTGAGAAAAGTCGTTATTTGTAGAATGAACAAAGATAATGCTAGCAGCATCGATAGCTTCTTCTAGAGCACCATTTCTTTTGATTGAGTAAACCGTATGGTCGTGTTGAATAAGCACTACGGGCTTCTTAAATGACTTGAGTGCCTTTACCCAATTGTCGAGTGCTTTATCTCCTACACCTTTACCTCTACCGTTCCCCTTGGCTGGTAGAGAATTAATAATGATAAGATCAGACTCATTACATCGAGTGATCATATCATCAAGAAGGGTATCATCTGCAAATTTAAACACTTCAAAATCGTGTACATGAGCATTCTTGCGAGAAAAAGATTTGTCTTTTGAAGCAAAAACTTTTACGTTGTACCCATTCTTTTTGAGCCATTTAACTTGCTCGACAGTATACTTAGTAACACCACAGCCTTCAATGCCGCGGGCCATAATAATAGAAATGTTTTTCATAATTTATTTTTACTCCAAGGATCTATAGATGGTTCAATATTTCGAGGGCCCCACGGATCTGGGTGAGGAGTATGTTCCTTTTTAATTACGCCATATTCGTCTCGTTCAAAAAGACCTACGGTGTCAAACTTTGGATACATTAACTCTTCTTCACCAAGATAATAAACGTGCTTATTGTCTGGTCTATATTGTTCACCGGTGTACCAATCTTCATAAGCAACTAATTCACCTGGGTGTTGCTTATAACAACGATACATTCTTATGTATTCTCTAATAAGAAGGGCTGCTCTATCTTCAAGCAAATCAAACGTTGGTCTTACTTTAGATATGTAAGGTTTAGTACGATTATACCAAGTCCCAAGTATTTTTTGATTTCTCATTTCTTCGTCTGTATGGTCTGGTGGAGTGTGTTCATCTCCAGGTCTTTGAAAAAACCAACCAGTTACACCCCAGTCTCCTCTAAGATCAACCGATACAAAACTTCTAACTTGGGCATCCCAATTTCTTCTATAGAGGTAATAGACTTTATCAAGATTTTCAAAAAGGTAAGGCCAATATTTGTCTTCAATTTGACCGGGACGTAAATTAAAACAACCTGGGTGGCCATTTTCAAGAGCTTCAATAATCATTGTGTCTGAAGCTTCTTTTGCAGGAAGATGCCTTAATTCTTCTCGAATGGACTCTTCGGTGATCCAACCACGAGGAACTTCTCCAATTGAAAATGGTCTAGATACATGAAATAACTCACCCATAAAAGGCACACCATGTTCGTGTGCTTTTTTCATAGTAAAATAAGTACTTCCAGTTCGCCAGTTACTTATTATCGCTATTCTTTTGTAATCCATTCACTTCTACCATTTTATATTCAATACTTGCTTCATCAAATAAAGTTTTAGAAATCTCAAACGATTTTTGCCACCTGTCAACTTTATTTATGTCAGCCATTACAACCTTTTTAATGCCAACTTGGATAATACCTTTTGCACATTCAGAACAAGCAGGTAAACCCCACACATATAAAGTTGCTTTATCAAGAGAAACGCCATTGAATGTAGCGTTATAGATGGCGTTCATTTCAGCGTGGACAACGAGTTTATATTTTTCTTCTCGATTATTTAGTCGTTCATCTTTATCAAAAATACCACGAGGAAACCCATTATATCCTGTAGCAAGAATTCTTCGATTCTCATTTACAATAACGGCCCCTATTTGAGTACTTGGATCTTTAGACCACGTACTAACTTCTTTTGCAAGATATAAAAATCTCGTATCCCAATTATTACTCATCTTCTTTTAATCCAAACATTTTGTCTAAGAATTTAAAATGTCTTTCATAGATATGAAAAGATGAAGCTGTCCAAATTAAGTCGCCTTTTTCAATTTTTAAGTCATAAGCGAGCATGTCATGTACATGCATTGCCCAATGAACATCGTTACAATAACCAAACACGGCGTCGTTAGATCGCATAATATAATGTGATACGAGTTTATCATCACGGATCATGAATTGATTTCCATATGTACAAACAAAATCATTCATACCTTCTCGGTTATAGTCAAGATGCATGCTCGGCCGATTATAAATCATAGTTGCTCTACGACTATCAGGATTATTTCTCAATTCATGCAAGACATGATTATATTGATGACCATTTTCTTCTGACCAAATAAGATGACCATAATTTGAATTGATTTGGCCGAAGTCAGAAGCAATTTGTTTCCAAATTTGTGGAGTATCTCCTGGAATATCATTTACATATAATGATTGACTATGATACCAATCAAGTTCACGTTTAACGTATTCTAAGTTAGGCTTGCGAATAATCCAATCTTCGTCGGCAATAAATGATTCACCGATGAGTTCAATTGTTTTGACACCGGTCTTATCAATAACGTAATCTTTTTCAATGCGTTTTATCATTAACTTTTTGCGGATGTCACTTACAGTTTGCATTTTCATTCCTCAATTTTGTTAAGCCATTCTAACACATTTGGCAATACTTTGTCAATAGTTTTAACGTCTTTTGTAATATCAATATGAAGTTTGTTTGGGCAATGAGACTCACTAAAAGCATCTATAAACCTACGCCTAACATCATCATATTCTTCTGACGTTTGTTCAATAGTCATTCCGTCATCACGTGACATAATCCCTTCATTAGAGTCTGTCAATAATAAAAGAGCAGATTCAAAATTATTTTGAAGATATTGTTTATCAATAGTTTTAATCATATGAGGATCTGAGCTTCTATACTTAGCACCATAGACGATAGCACCTAAGTGAAATCTATCTAAGACTATATCATAATGATTTTCTGTAACAATACTAGTGAACAAGCTGAAAAGGTCGCCATAGTGACGACCTTCCCACAAGTCAGGAAATTGAGTATCCTTAGGTGGACTCGTAGAGTGATGACAAATGGTGGTAGGACGAGTGAAGTATTCTTTACGAAGATCTTTAATTAACGTAGACTTACCACAATTATCCATACCTTCAACAATTAGTATCATATTACACGCCTCATTTCTCTCAAAACAAACTCTTGTAAATCTTTATCATCAACATACCAACGTGGATAATTTTTATCATCGCGATCTTTCCACAATCCAAAACAATTCATTAGCAATAATTCAGCTTCTCTACAAGTTGCAGTAACTGTATTATACATATGAATATTTTGTCTTATCCAAATACTACCACGCCAGCTTTTTCTAGTCCATCTACTTTTGAGTGGATCTTTACCGATTGTAACACATCTAAACATATTTATGCCTCCGATTCAGCCAATAGTTTCAAAAACTCTTTTGCTTTTTCCTTATCAAGTAGACCAATCAATCTGTTAATCTCTTGATCTGCAATGTAAGAGTTTTCGTCAGTCGACTCGCCGCCAAGGCTATGCGCAACATCATGGCTATACGCTGAACTGTTTAAGTCTAACTCTTTGCCTGTGAGTGCATCCTTATAACCCTGAAGAGCAAGCATTTCTTCTTTGTTGTTTTTTGTTTCTGTTCGCTTTTCATCAATCTTCGTTACATCTAGATTTCTAATCTGAGACATATACAATGTATATGTAAAATCTTGATCAAGACCGTTTGCAAAGTTCTTAATGTTTTTACGAACATATTCTTTTACAAAGGCATCTCCATCTGGTGTTTGGATAATCTCATCTTCAAGAGTCTTATCTTTTTTGCCAGTTAGTATGAAGTGAGCCTGCATAAAATCTTGATAGAATCGCTTGCTGTTAATGCGGAAGCCAGACTTGAACTCACCCATGATGCCAAAGTAAAAGAGTGTGAAAGCACCCATTACATCAGCATTCATAGCGTTTTGTCTAAACTTACGGAGGTCTGCACAAGCATTAAGGAATTTATCAACTTCCTTTTTTACTCGTGAAGAAATTTCTGGAGCAGTAGACAACTCTTCAATCGCTGGTTGACCAGCATCAACGTTGCCCCTTGCAGCAGCTCGAATACAAGCGATAGCTACATACTCATCCCACTTTCTTCGTGGATTGATATGGTTGTTGTCCCAGTGATCAATCTTCTGATTTCCTTGACCATCAATATGGTGCTTGAAAAGAGGATGAACTTCGTTACCATACTCTTTAACATAAGAGGTCTGGCTTCGAATGAACTTACAATTCAATGATTCTTCATCAGACATGATCATTTCCATGAAGTTCGTAGGAGTAGTCGTATTAATGTTACGAAACAAAATACACGACTCAGCAGCCGTACACTCACGAATATCAAGAATGATGTCATAATCTTTTAGATCAATATCTGAATCAAGATATCTTTCGCCGTTGACTGTAATCTTACCTTTAAAGTATTGCATAATTGCACGACAACGGTGACCGCCGTCGATGACAAGATACTTACAGCCGTATATAGCCTGCGCAATAGGATCGTTGGAAATATCACGAATAGTAATCATACCTATGCCAAATTCTTCAATTAGCGACTTGATGATACCAATAGATTTTTTTGGACCAGATGATGTAGGTGGGCGCTGACCGATAGGATCGGGATTCAGATCGCCGGAATCTAACATCAAATACAATTCCATTGCATTGAGTTTTCTATATTCGAGTTGCTTCATTAGTTTCTACTCCTAATTAAGTGGTTTTTTCGGCGTCAGCTTTCAATTCACTGACAAGAACCATTCTACAATAAAATGTCACAATTGTACACTATTATTTGGTATTTTTTTCCAAATAAAAACAATAACTTATGTATCTATGTACGTAAGTTATTAATTAAAAAGAGATTTTTGTTCCGGAGTTTTTACGAGACTTGACTGCAATTCTGCCCGAGTCTTGTCTTCAATTTCTGCCAATACATTAAGAGCAGTGTAATAATGACCGCCGGCTTGAGAAGGAATGTTGTCTTCAATTTCTTTAATTACGTCAGTAATTACATCGAGCTTAGTGAGTAGGTTATATTTTGAATTCATACTAATCATCTCCTAAAGGAAAATATTTTTCTAACATTTCTAATTTATCGTGGTATTCTGCCATTCTACCCAATTCAGCATCAATTGTTTCCATGATATCTGGGTGCTCAGCAACACCAACTCCGTTTTGCATCATAACTTCAAGATTTAATCGATGCTTTGAAATAGCAGCTTTGTAATATTGCCGCGAAGTCTCTAACATTGATTTACGAAAAACAGTCATTTTATTATAAGCTCCTTAGCGCCCCGTGATTACCTACGTGGCTAGGCGCTTTCCAACCAGCAGGTTTTGCCAAATCTGGTAAACCTAATGGATTTGGTCTACCTTCCTTAATCCCAACTTCTTTTGACATGTTAGCCCAAAGTACTTCGTCCCAAGCTTTATAAGCGTCCACGCCATAAGCGTCAAGTGTACCAATAGCAACAACACAAAGATCAATGAGTGCATCCACTATTTCTTCGGGATTTCCCATATTAGCCTTAAGTTCGTCAAGCTCTTCTTGCAAGAAGTTAGCTCTGAACTCAAGAAACTGTCGTTTTTGTTCTCCATTGAAATCCCTGAACTTTTCGGTCATTCCATAGTGTTTGTGCATTGCGTTAATGTCTTGCACCCAATCCTTGCTCATAGAGTTATCTCCATTTCTTCTAACCATTCTTTTTCACCTGTATAACTAGGAAGGTCGGGGTCAGATAGAATACCGTCCACTAATTTTTTTAGTAAGTACAGTTTCTGTTTCTGACCCCAGCCAGTAAACCCATCATAATACGGGTCTTTCATAATTGATACCCAGTTCAATACTTTTTCTTCAACTGTTTCAAACGATGAGGATATTGTCATTTTTCACTTCCTATTCTATCATAGTTATTATTTAATGTCAACTAAAAAAATCTTCAAGCGTATTGACTTTTTCAGACGACCAGCTAAGAGCTTCAAGAATTGCTTCAATAGGAGAAAGAAACACTTTGTCAAATTGCTTGTCATAGTCTATGTATGCATCGAGGCCAAGTTCTTTAGGAAGAACGCCTGGGAATGAAACCATATTTTCTCGTAAAGGATTTGGAACCTTGAGATATAAGAACTTGATCTTGTCACCTGAGCGAATTGCTTCGAACTTTTTGTCGATTCTTTTTTGTATGAGTTGATTGTTATAAAGAATACAACCTCGAACATGCATAGGACAACCTTTCTTATATCCACCAGTTTTCCGATCACGATACTTATCAATGTTATCAGTACCTGATGTCTTAGCAATATCTTCTGCTGGTAAAGTTTTAAACAAACGTTTGAAGTTTGCAATAAAGTGTTGAGTCTCGGTCTCACCTTCATTCATAATGACAGAGAAAATTTCTTTCATCTTATCACGGCAAATTTGAGGTGTCGAAGATCTCACGGACTCAAGACCAGTAACTGAAATTTTAGGCTTTTCATAATGTACACCTTCGCTATTAAGTGTATTCATAATATAGCGTTTCTTAGCAATAAAGATTGATCTATCAGTGATCTTTTCTCTTTTCATAACCATTGCTTGTCGATAAACACCCATTTTCTTAGCGAGATCAATATAGCCGTTTTCAATTACCTCTTCGATTTTTGTGGAACAAATTTTGTCAAGAAACTCTTCGCCTTGACTTCGATCAATGTCAGTTGTGCCAAACACTTCTTTGACTAAAGGGCCAAAGTTAACATAGATCGAATCTGTATCGATGTACACGATGTAGTCTTTTCCATCCGTCTTGAGTATCTTATTGAGATAATCATTGACAGACTTTTGTGCGTATCGAATGCTGAGCTGACCAGATGTAGTGATTGCTTCAGCCATTTCATTAATATAGTAAAGAAAGTAGATGTTAGCAGTAGCACCATAAAGAGAGTTCATGGAAATCTTGATAGCCATCTGAGAATTATGTAGCTGATTCACTTCCTTTTTCAATAGAGCTTTTTGTCGAGGATCTTTTTCATTTTCAAGTTGTTGCTCGACTTTTAACATATTCTTTTTGATTAGAGAACGATTGTTGTAATACTCATCAATGATTTGAGGAATAATTCCAACATTCTCTTTCGTAAAGCATACGCCATTGGCACAAACAGACATGCTCGGATTTTGATTACTATACTCGCCTTTTAGCACCATGTCTTGTGTTACATACTCACGAACATCCGAAATGTAAGTTTCAGGTGACATGTTATATTGTAACATTAGGTGAGGATACAGAGAGTTTAAATCAAAAGACACAACCCACGGATGTAGACCAACCTGGGGATCTTTAACATAACCACCGACTAAATCTCCGCCTCTTTGACCAGGACCTCGTTTGAGAGGAGGAACAATCTTATCTTTAATAAGTCTACGATAGATTGTAGTTTCCCAAATCCCAACCGTACCAAAGGCGTCGTTATAGTTTACACCACCACCATAAGCAACGGTCATTACGAGTGCAAGCAAGCCTGTCTCGTCTTCCATTCGTTGGATAAGTTGAGTGTCTTTAAGGTTATAATCGAGATAGAGTTGAGGGTTTTGCTCATAGAGTGCAGTCAAGTTACCATACTCAGAGTAGTCTAGTTTTTTCTCACCGAGAACTACATGAGCAATGTGATCGAGTTTGTATGATTCTTGAGGACCATACTTATACCCAAACTTTTTAAAAGCATCCATGTAATCAATAACACTGAGACCTTTAATTTCATAAGTACTTTGA